TGATCAAATTGCAATGTGGTGGTGAGCAGGTCTACTTGTCCGGCAGTGGGCACTGTGGCTATGAGATCAAGATCATAGTAGAATTGCTGTGCGGTTTTGTATGGAACATCAAAAGTTATTGTTCCTGAATCTTCACCGTTGTTTGTAACGCCCAGCACAGTTCTTGAACTGATGTTGGGAGCATAGGGTAACACACCATTCACACCGGGCTCGGCCTGTATCCAGAATTGATTGGGTGCCTGATTCACCGCAAACTCGTAATTTCCTCCGCGCACCAATGTGAGTACCGGGTTCTCACCAGCAATACCTGAAAACTCATAGTAATTGTCCGCTCTGGTCACATCAAATGTATCAGTGATAGGAATGGTGGTAGCACTCACGTCCACTGCTAGAGGCCCTGAGGGCAACCAATAGTATTGGCTGTAGTTGGAAAACTTGTCAAAGTTTATAAAAGGATCCCAGCTGTAGTATTCACTGGTGTACAATCTTGCGGCATTGTTGGTGACGCCGCCTTGGCGACCGATAGCATCAGTGATACCAGGATATGTGATGGAATCTGAGATGTCGTTGGTGTCTGGCACCAGACTGATCACCCCAGGTTCAAGCTGATAGTTTGCTCGAGTAGCTGTGGGTTCTATCACATAGTAATCGTTGGGATCCACACCAGGACCCACATGTCGACCTACAAATCCCTGTGTTTTCTTGAACTGGGGCTCCTGGACCAGTTGATCCAGTGTGGCTGCCAGGAACTGCTTGTTGGTACTGGTTTGAAATATTGGTGGTAGGAAATCTACGGTTCTTGTTCTAGCCATTAGATTACTCCGCTGCCTGGTGCAGTTCTTATGTTGATGGATGTCAATGCAGTGATCACTTCTACTGAACTCACACCGGCTGCATTCACAAAGATTTCATTGGGCGCTGACCGGATTTCATATAGGTCACCAAAATATTTCAATGGGTCCAATGGCACCAGTACCACCGAACTCACGATTCCTCCCATGTTGCGATGTATGTATGCGGCTAGCTCTGAGAAATAAAAGGTATCCCCAAAATTCCATGCAGCAATGCTGAAGTATTGATCAAGGTTGGCCACCACTAGAGTTTTGATTTCACTCTCGCTGGCAGTTGAATTTGCCGCCCGGATCACCTTGATGGTAGCACGAAGATTTTCTGCTGCTTTGGGGCCAAACAAGGGCTTGAATGTCACTGAATTTACCACTACATTGTCCGAGATCATTTTGTAGTTGTTGAGCCCTTGATAAGCAGTACTGAGTTCATTGATTGTGGGAACCTCGGGTTCGGGCACTGTACCGGTGCTGTCTCTTATCCAGTTGGTGTAGGCAGTGTAATAACTCTGCGTTACTATGTATAGATCAATGATGTTGGTGGTACCTGGATCTATGCGGTCTGTGAGCGGAGCATTATGACGATACTGAAAATATAGACTTGGACGTCCCACTTTGGCCAACCAATCCGCAGTGACATCAACCAGAGTTCGCACACCGGTGCTACTGATCGCCAGTTCATAGAACGCACCAATTTGTCCGGTAAGAGGGCCAGTGTAAATTTCCTGATCATATGCGTAAAATATCTGTCCAATGATGTATTCAGCTTTGACCAATTCAATGTCATCCTGTGTGGCATAGCTACTGTTTACTCGCGCTGGTTCTACCAAGAGATAGCGTTGTAAATTATCAAAGTCCACGGTCCTTTCAAAGAACACATACTTGGTGGTTGGATTCACATCAGGAGCCACAATCTCATCAAAGAAATCTGGGTCATCGGCTATGCCATCACTGTCGCTGTCTCGATAACTGACTATGACCTGATAGTCGTCCACAAAGCCATCTGATTGCACAGGTTGTCCAATAATGCTGAGATAGATATCACTGGGCAATGGGCTATTTGAATCAGGAAGGCTGTTGGTTCGTAATACATTTACATAATCACTGACGGTGTTGCCAGTTCTGGGATCATAGATACGATTGCCGGTTTCAAAGAAAAATCTAGTTTGAAGCACTGATCCAAAGTTGTATACCAATGCACGACTGGTCACAGTGTATGTTACGCCATCAGTCACGGCCTGTATCATCCATGAAGCATCCTGATTGGTTCCTGTGGTGCTTTGTGCGTTAGCTAGACTGAAATCTGCATCCACCGCAAGATTGTTTGATGTGATCAAGTACCAGGTCTGCGTGAGGTTGTCATATCCTAGACCAAAATTCCTATACAACAAGATCTGATCGGCTATGCTGTTTTCAAGGCTGGTGGGAATATCTGTTATCAGCAGCGGAATCACTTGAACCGGAATAGCACCTGTGGGTATGAAGTTATTCAATATCACTGGGCCTTGCCCACTGAGCCGCCCAGTAGTAAAATTGCCCTGACCTTGATTGGTACCATCAAGGTACACGCTCACTGGGCTGGCCCACAATTCAAGACGGTCAGCTGCCAGTGTGGGGATTCCTAATCGCAGTCGATTATTGGAATCAAAATAATAACCAGCAGGGGCAGCAAATTTTACCAAGCTACCAACTTGTATGTATTGAGTATTGGTGCTGGAATAAGTGCCGATGGCCGCAGGATTTCCTAGATTATTCACAAAGTATCCTGAGGTTTCGTTGGCCAGGGTAGTGCTCTGATTCCAGGTGAGGTCGTTTACCAACAGGTTGGGCCTGACGAAATTAGCATAGTAGAATTGTGTGAATGCGTTGGTAACCAACAGTGGCTGTATCTGGTTGGTGATCACACTGGCTATTTCATTTCTTGTGATCCAGGTAAACAAAAATGTAGGCAGTTGATTTTCCTTCCAGATAGCGCCGTCACTGGCAAATATGTTAGTGGAACTGTATTTGCCAGTGTTGTCCACTAGATCTAGATATCGACTGGTGCCAATACTGGCACGATTCAGCGCATAACTCTTGATGATGCTGTTGTACAAGGTAAATGGAAAATTACTGTAATCTTCACCATTGACCATGCGATTCTGTGTGTAATATCTGGCCGGAGCACGTTGTTTGATCTGGTCCAGAGTTTCTCTGGCCTGGGCGTTGCTCACCGGAGTGGTGATACCACAGGTGAATGTTATGGTTTGTAATTGTCCTGATCTACTGACATAACTGATGGGTATGAGCACGCTCTGCATTTCATCTGGATTGATGATGTATGTGAGACCGTTGCTGGCGCGAACATAGCAACGGAATGTTCCTACCGGTACACTGGAGAACACGCCGTCGCCAAAGGTCAGTGTGATTTGATCATTGGCTCTACTGGTAACAGAAAATAATTTTCGTTGATCTGGGGCCAATTGTTCAGCGGCTGCTGCATACACGGATTCTACATATTTCCATTCAGCAGATACATTGCCCACATTGTCCAGTTGAAACAACCAACGATCTTCATTGTTCACGCCTTCAATATTGATATCCACTGTGCGATTGGGAATACGTTCAGCTAGATTGAAATCTTGATTCTGCAATACACCTTGTTTGAAGTAGAAGAAATATCCTGTGTTGGCACTGGCAAATCCCAATGCGTCGTTGCGGAACAACAGATTAAAGATACCGTTGGGCAGTGGGGAGGGTTCGTACACAAACGGGGCTGTGGACGGTGTTCCTACCGAGGTGGAATTTACTGCTTCAAAAGGCATGTTCACCCCATCCACTGTGGCAGTGTATGGGAACACTGGTAAGAATCCAGGTACCAAGTTGATGCTGTATTCAGATGTGTCCACACCCAGGATAGTGGTGCGATTTCCTGGACGACCCACACGTTGAGTATTCACCAGGGCAGAATTGATAATGGTGGCAAACTGCTCGGCCCAGTTGAAGTTTGTGGGATCATTCCAGTTCACAGTGACGCTGCCAAGATCAATTCCGTTGAAGTCAACTACATTTTCAGTGGTCTGAACAGAAAATACTTTGAGATATCCCTGCGCTTCAGTGTTGCGCTTGGAAGTGTAACTGACCAGATTGGCCAGTCGTACCACACTGTCTCTGCGTTCTGCGGTGTCAATGTAGTTTTCGCGGGTGTTTAGGTCATTGCGGAAACTCATGGCCTGGCCCATGAATGCGATCACATCCAGCATGGCAATAAATTCTGATGATTCAATGTAGTCATTGAATGTTTCAGGATAATATTGACGTAGGTAGTCTATGAAACTTTTCCGTAAAGCTTCAAAGTCATAGCTCTGGAAATCGGCTTCTCTAAAAGTCTGATAGATGCGTTTCCAGTCTTCGACTCCGAATACAACTGTTTGTCTAGTGGTGCGTGCCATAATGTTTTATTGTTTTGTTATTTACCAACAAAATAAACGGCTAACTTAAAGCAAAATTTGCTATGCGTTGTTGTTGGTCAAAAAACACACTTAGTAGTTCGGCGTTGGTATTGGGGGCAAATTGTATTTCTAATTCTATCAGCACACCGTTTTCCTGGGGATATATCCCAACATCAATGAGATTGATTCTGGGATCGCCGCCGGCCACACGCTGAACTTCCTTGATTATGTTGCTGAGGGTGGTCTGATCTTGGCTTTCAAACAAGAAACTCCACAAGATGGTGCCATAACCCGGACGGCCGGGCAATTGACCTTGCGTGATATTGAAAGCATTGAGCAGATCACGTTTGATCAATTCACTGTCAACTAACGTGAACTTTTTGTATTGATTTTGAGTATTGAATCCAATGAATGTAGACATACGATATTTATGGAGGCGAAGACGCGCTCACAGGTCCCAAACGATTCAGTGCCCCCACGATGACATCCTGATTTGCGCGAGCCTGTGCTATCTCGGCTCGATATCTAGGAATTGACTTGATCGCATCTGCTGCACGAACAGTATCTCCCACATCAGCAAAATAGGCCCCGAACTTTTCTGCATCTCTGATTTGCCGTTCATTGATGCGTATGAGATCACGCATGTCTTCGTAGAGTTCGTTTAGAATTCGTCTTGCTGTGGCTGGTCTCAAGGCATCGAGTTGGGCTGCTGTGAGCACAGGTGTGGTAAGCGGTCCGGTATATACTGCGTTGGTTGCAGCACCAGTCGCGGCTGCTGGTGGTGCAAAATCCGGAGTCTCAATTTTGGCATCACCGATTATTGCAGATGTGGCCTGATTCACATTGGTTCTATTCACTGTGCTGGTGAACCCTTTGGCAGCTATTATGCCTGCTTGTAAGGGATTTCCTCCACCGGCTATGGCTGCATTGACATCGGCAAATGCCTGACCAAACTGTGCAGATGTGGCAAAATTGTTCATCTTGTTCACAAGGTCGCCGGGCGCCTTGCCATTGAGCCAGGCAGTGGCAGTGGCAGCTCCAAATTTGGTGGCCGTGTTCAACAGTGGGCCTAGCTGGCTGGCTATTTCTGTGCCCTTGATGGTTCCCAGCTGTTTGAGTTGATCAAAATTTGTATTCATCAATCCCTGTTGCACACGAGTCTGCAGGCCGCTGTTGTTTAGCACTGAATCTAGATTCACAGCACCCAACTTTCCGGTCCATGACGTAGGGCTGCTTAGGATCTCCTTGAACTTGTCCGGAACCTGTTTGATCTGATCGGCGATTCCCGGTTTGATCAATCCCGACAGTTGCAGTTGATTTGCGTCCAGTCCAAATTGGCCAAGACCTTTGGCATTGGTTATGGCATTGGCTGCTTGATTCACTGATGCCGACGCCTGTGCCACCAGGCCTTGTATTTGATTTGATGCAATTGTTCCAATATTTAGAGAACTGATTTTTGTATTCACAAAATTGCTCACTGATATGGCGTTGGGGATCAATGCTCCCAGTTTTGTAGGTAGATTGATCGAGCCGCTGATTTGTTTTGTGAGCTCCGTTGCTTTGGCTCCAATCTGTGCCAGGGCCGATGATACCCCTCCTGCTGCTTGAGTCACAGCATTGACCACACCACCCACCGGAATACCGGTTAGGCCACCACTGGCCAGTTGTTTATCAAATATTGCCTTGGCCTGATCAAACGTGGCATTCGAAGGACCTTGTATTTCAAACACCTTGCCATCAGGACCTGTGAATTTAAAAACGCTCATGATTTTCTCACTAGACTCCAGTCAGTAGCAACTGGTTCAGCTGCTGGTGGTGGTGTGGGCGTGCCTTCAGTGAGATTCACCGTGGCTGCCACACCTTGATTGTGGTAAGGATAAGGTTCGTGAGTGGGTGCCCGTGTTACAATACTTTCCAGTCCATTGGGTTTAACTTGCCATCCAGTTGAATTGTCAAATGTGGTATCATTCAATGTGGTCTTGGGATACAGTCGAGGTATTGCAACTGATGCTGCACCGCCGCCGTTGAGATCAATACGACTTGCGTTGAATTTCAACCCTGATCCGCCGCTCCAAGATCCGCCGCCTTCGCTTTGCAATGCCAAGGTTCCATCACTGCGTACACCCACGGTTGTTTGACTGTACAAGGTCATGTCACCTTGACTGGCCATGCTCAATGTGGTAACAGCACCGATGTTGGTGGCAGCATTGGATTTCATGTTGATGTTGCCGCCGGCAAACATGTTGATGTCTTTGTCCGCATGCAGGTTTATGGTGCCTTGTGTTCTCACATTCACTGAGTTAGTGGAATACACGTCCACTGTGCCTTCTTGCCCCAGTTCGATCCAGGTCTGCCCATTGGCATGTACGATGTAGAAGAAGTTTTCACTGTCGTTCATCATGATCTGATGACCCTTGGATGTTCTCAGTCTCACCAGTGCATTGTTGTTTTCTATGTTGCCGTCGTCCATGACAAAAGTATGCCCACCAAGTCGACTAATCACTTTTGCTTGTTCAGCTGTGATTGTTCCTTCAGCAAGTTTTTGTTGGATATTGGTTGATTGGAACCCTCCCTGATAGATGGGTCGGCCCGGGGTAGATACTCCATACACTGTGCTGGGGCTTTCTCGCTGTGCATTAGAAATGATAGGGCCTCGTTCAAAATCGTTGGCCAGTCCTTGCTGGAAAAACACAGCGGCTTGGTAACTGTGTACCGGTTTGGGTTCAGTAAAAAATCTTCCATCATTATCGATTGCATCATTGTCGGTGTTGATTTCAGTCACAGGCAACTGAGGAGAATTGGCAAAATACGCGGCCTGGGTTTTGTTACCTGTCACGTACTCAGTAGCAGCACCAATGGCCGGTATCATGTGATTCAGTGCATTGTTGATCACACACCCAACATAGTACCCCTGACTGGGATCTCCTTCCACAAAGAAACACAACACATCTGTGCCTATGTCCGGCGGAGTGAACCACATGCCATAACTCTGTTGATTCCCTGGATAGGTTCCTGCACCTGTATCAGTGCTGGTTTTTGGAGTGACTCCATAAAAAGGCGGCAGGTAGTTGACCCATCGCCAGGACTGAGGATTGTTGTCGGGCCCGGTGGCAAACTGCTGTATACGCACCTGTAGTCGCCCGGATCTGATGGGATCCACATTGTTCATCACTTTGCCAATGAATGGTCCCATTTCAGCAGGTTTTCCGCCGCGATCAAATCGATAGTTGCTGGTTCTTCCTGACAGTTGTTGATTGTTTATGGTCATTGACGTTTGCTTTCTTTATGCA